ATTTATAACTACTTCTGATAGTGATCCAGAAAAGTCGGGAACATATGTGACTTGGGATGGAAAATCTTGTAAGGAAATTTTTACTCGTTATCCAAATAAATACTCTGTGTATGATTTTATTGATAAATTACCAGATGATGAAAAAAATGAAATTTATGAATATAATGAACCTGATATTTATTTTGTTGATATAGAAAATGAGATTTTAGATAAAAAGCCAGAACCACATTTAGCAGAAAGTGCAATTCAAAGTATATCTATAGTAAATAAAAATAAAATCTTGGTTATAGGTACAGAACCTTTAAGTAAAGTTCAAGAGGAATCTATAGAGTCTGATATAAATATTCATTTCAAAAAATTTAATTCAAATTATAAATTCAAATACATTTTTTATAAAAATGAATTTGATTTATTATATAATTTTTTCAATAAATTAGTTCCTGTGATGCCAGTTATAACTGGTTGGAATTTTGTTGATTATGATTGGGTTTTTTTAGTTGCTAGAGCAAGAAAAATTGGTGTGGATCCTGATGTGGCATCATTTACAAAAAAAATGAATGTTCCTTTTAATTATAATTCTATTGGTAAACAAAATTATGCTGAAATGCCAGCTCATAGAGTTATAGTTGACTATATGGAACTATTTAATAAATGGGACACATCAGTTAAAGTTAAAGAAAGTCAATCTCTTGATTTTGTTTCAGAAAAAGTATTAGGTATTAAAAAAGTTAATTATGAAGGTGATCTAAAAAGATTGCATAGAGAGGATTATAAAAAATTCGTTTATTATAATGCTGTTGATAGTTGTCTTGTACAGAGAATACATGAAAAAATGAAATATGTTGATATTTTGTATGGTATGGCAGTTTTGGGTAAAATTAAGATTAAAGATGCAATATCAACATTAGCTTTAACTGAAGGTATTTTAAGAGAAAAATTAAGAGATCAAAAGAATATTATTTTAGTAAGAGAGGAAAGCTCAGAATTTGAGAATGTTGGAGGAAATATTAAAGGTGGTTGGGTTAAAGAGCCAGTTAAAGGAATGGCAACTTGGACGTGTTGTTATGATTTTTCAAGTTTGTATCCTACTACAATGAGACAATTTAATATATCAGCTGATTCATATAAAGGACAAAAAGTTAAAAATAAAGATTATGCTATATTTAATGGGCATCAATTACAAATTGATGATACAGATATTGTAACTCTTAATGGTTCAGTTTTTAAAAATGAAGTTGGTGTTGTTACTCAAGTTATGGGAGAGGTTTATGCTGATAGAAAAAAATGGAAGAAAGTGATGATGGAAAAACATGAAGAACTTGAAAGATTGAAGAAAGAACTAGAAGAATTAGAGAATACTCCATTATGATGAACTATACATCAGCTAAAGACTGATGTGTTTCTACGTCACAAGCACAATGTAACCATTCATGGTTTTTTGCCAAATTCATCACAGAAGCTAAAGACTTGTGTGTTTTCTTTGACGGATCAAATAAATCTTATTTTAGATTTATTTTTTTTATATATAAAATAAAGATGTTGTTATGATTTTATCTAACTATGTTAAAATTAAAATTTCTAATAATCAAATAAGGTATTATAAGAATAAAGGATATGATGTAAAAGGTGGTAATGAAGAATTGAATATAAAGGTTTTAGATTTGCCGTCAAATAGTGGTGTTAAAATAAAAGTAAGATGTGATATTTGTGGCAATGAAAAGGAAATATCATTAAATAGATATAATATTAATACAAAAAAATTAACAAAATATTATGCTTGTAGTAGAAAGTGTGCTGAGAAAAAAAATAAGGATACAATTTTAGATAAATATGGAGTAGAAAATATATCTAAATCTGAAAAAATAAAAAGTAAAAAAATAGAAACATGTTTATCTAATTTTGGTGTTGAATATCCTCAACAGTCAGATATTATTTTAAAAAGAGGTAAGAAAACTAAATTAGAAAAGTATGGTGATGAAAATTATACAAATATTGAAAAAGCCAAAAATACCAATTTAATTAAATATGGTGTTGAATATCCTAGTCAAAATATTGAAATTTTATATAAAATGAAAGAAAATCAATTTCTTAGTTATAAGAAAGTATTTGATCTAAATTTATATAAATCAAAAATAATAAAAGATAAAAATGATATTTTTGTTGGATATGTGTCAAATGGGCAATATGAGTTTAAATGTGATTTGAATAAAGGACATAATTTTCTTATTGATTATAAATTATTATGGAATAGAATAAATAATAATTCTGTTTTATGTACAAAATGTAATGTTATTTCAAAAAATATTAGTGGATTAGAATTACAAATTAATAATTTTATTACTCAAAATTATAATAAAACAATTATAACAAATACTAAAAAGATTATAAATCCATTAGAATTAGATATTTATATACCTGAATTAAAATTAGCATTTGAGTTTAATGGTTTATATTGGCATAATGAATTAAATAAAGAGAAAAAATATCATTTAAATAAAACTGATGAATGTGAAAAAAATGATATTCAATTAATTAACATATATGAAGATGATTGGCTATATAAACAAGATATAGTTAAATCAATGATATTGAATAAGTTAAACAAAACTTCAAATAGAATTTATGCTAGAAAAACTAAAATTGAAGAAACAAATGATATAACTTTAATTAAGAATTTTTTAGAAAAAAATCATATACAAGGTTATGTGCAGTCTAGTGTTAAATTAGGATTATTTTATGATGATGAATTAGTTAGTTTAATGACTTTTGGTAAAAGAAGGGTTGCTATGGGTAAAAAGAAAACTAATAGTGATGAATATGAATTATTGCGTTTTTGTAATAAATTAAATACTAATGTGATAGGTGGCGCATCTAAATTGTTTAAGTTTTTTATTAATAATTATAAACCAAAAGAAATAACTACATATGCGGATAGAAGTTATTCTAATGGTAATCTATATAAACAATTAGGATTTGACTATATTGGAAAAACAGATCCTAACTACTATTATATTATTGATGGGATTAGACATCATAGATTTAATTTTAGAAAAGATAAATTGATAAAAGAAGGATATGATAAAAATAAGACAGAACATCAAATAATGATAGAGAGAAATACATTTAGAATTTACAATTCTGGAAATTTAAAATTTTTTTATAAAAGAATATAAAACTTTTTCATGAATCAAATATATAAATAAGTAGTTCTTTGATATTTTTTAATAATTTACTTAAATCCTTTTAGGATTATAACATGAGTATATTTGGATGGTTTGATGATACAGATAATGATTATCATCAAGATGGTAGTTATACCGAACGTAATAACACAACAGGCTCTTCTACTACTTATAATAGTGATGGATCTATTAGAGAATATTCTACTACAGAAGTTCCACTTTTTGGACCTACACATGTAGATACTTATAATAGCAACGGAAAAATGACTAATTCTCAAACTAAATGGTCAAAATAAACCTAAACCTAAATAATCTTTCAATGATAAATTAAAAGTTATTTCTTATAATAAGTAAATATTAAAATATCAAAAAATTAAAGGAAAGTGCCACTTTTTAAAAAGTGGTACTTTTTAATAAAAAAATTAATGCAGTGGTAGCATAAGTTAATGTGTTTTACTTCCAGTAAAAAGATTCTGTTCAAATCAGACCACTTGCTCAAATGAACTACACATCAGCTAAAGACTGATGTGTTTCTACGTCACAAGCACAATGTAACCATTCACGTTGGGTGACGCTGGGTTGGTTCCTCAACCCAAAATATATAATTAAAAAATAATGGTTTTTTGCCAAATTCATCACAGAAGCTAAAGACTTCTGTGTTTTCTTTGACTGATCATATAAAATTTATTCTGATTGATAAAAGAAACCCATCCTTGTGTAGGATGGGTCGGTCATAAGATTCTATCTTATGAGTGGTGTAAAAATTATTTCTTTTTTGGTTTTACTGCATCTTTTATTGATATTTCAACTATTTTCATTGGTTCATCTAAAGATTCTACAAATACTTTTTTACCTTCAATTCTATTTATAAATCCATGAGCGTATTCATTATCAATAAGTTGGCCAGCATTCAGTATTGGTCTTTCTTTTGGCGTTTTAGGATCTATTACATAATTGGTAAAAAAAGCTATTTTTTTATTTTCTTTATCTTTAACAGCTCCTACACCAAATAAAGGGTTTTCTTCTATTTTCTTTTCTTCTCCCCACATTGTATATTCAGGTTGCTTTTCTTCTTTTGGTGATACATCTTTTAGTTGAAATGCTTCAAAAGTTTTTATTTTTTCATCAAGTTCATTTAATTCTAAATCTTCATGTTCAAAATCATCTTCTTCTTCTGGTAATTTATCATATTCTTCATAATAATTTGGATTGATATCTCTTTCTTCCCAGTTTATTTCGTTCTCCTCTTCTTCTCTTCTTCTTAATTTTTCTTTTTCAATTCTTCTGTAAAATTCTTCTCTATCTTCTATATCTTTTTGAACTTCTTCTTCATCTTTTATATAAAGATCATCATCATCATCATCAATTTCAGTTATATCAAGTTCATCTGTATCATAAAAACCTTCTTTAAGAATATCCTTTGCTACTTCGGTTCTTTTGGTTTTTTTAGCCTCTTCTGGTTTCCAATCTTTTTTAAAATCATCAAGAGATATTAAATTTTTTAATTCGTTTTTCATATTTTCTTTTTTATTTTCTTTTACTAATGGTTTATTTACCAATTTAGATTTAAATGCAATGGTTTGTAGTTTATTATCTTTTTGAGTAAATTCTTCCCAAGATTCAAGATTTGATGTAGGATTGCCAATATATTGAAGATTTGGTGTATTTTTATTTAATCTATCATTAGTTGTTAAATCTCCAATATCAGTTTCTTTTGTCTCTTCTCTTAACTTTTTTAGTTGTCTTACTGTTGTTTCTCTAGGTAACATTTTAAAAACCTATTTTTTAATTATATATAAAAAAACAATTCTCATTTTTTATTATATAAATTAAAAATATTATATAATTAATGAATAAAATTGTTTTGATCTGTCTTTGGATGGGTAAAATTCCTGATTATTTTAAATATCACTATGAAACTTGTATTTTTAATAAAAATATAGATTTCTTGTTAATTACTGATCAAAAAATAAATTTAGATTCACCTAATTATAAGGTTTTGAATATTAGTATAGATGCATTAGAAAAAAGAGTAAGTAACACAATGAATATTAATTACAATTTCTCTAATGGTAAGAATATATGTCAACTTAAATGTGGATTAGGTGACATTTTTAATGATGAAATTAAAGATTATTTGTATTGGGGATTTTATGATATAGATACACTTTTTGGTGATTTTAATAAATTTATTTTACCTATTGTTGATGATTATGATATAGTTTCTTTCGGCGCTAAAAAATATCATGAAAGAATAGGTGGACCATTAGTTATTATTAAAAATAGTCAAAAAAATAATAATCTTTATAGGATAAAAATGTCAGAATTTATAGATAAGCTTTATAATTATGAAATTAATTCTTTTGATGAAACTGAATTTAATGCAATAATATCAGAAGATAAAGATTTAAAAATTAAGATTTTATATGATGTCTGTAATTTTTCGGCTGAAAAGTCATATCCTCTTTATGAATCATATTGGTCTGGTGGTAAACTTTATGTTAATGATGAAGAAAAATTAATACATCATTTTATAGATAAGAAAAATATCAATTTCACCAAAATTGGTAATTCAATAGTTACATCATATAAAAAATATTTATTAGACGATTTTTATTTTGCTACGTGTTTTACTGAGAATTATGAAGATTTAGCAAGGTTATTATTGGAATCTATTTATAAATTTTCAAACAGGAAATGTATTGTTTATACTATTAATTACACATCTAAAATGGATTTTATTCAGAACGAGCAATTTATTTTTAGAAGATTTGATATTGAGAAAGGTGATATTGATAGACAAGGTAGAGACGTTTCTGTAATATCATCTAAGCCGTTAATATTATCTGATGTTGTTGATTTTATACCAGATGGTAGGTTTATATTTCTTGACACTGACGTTTATGTTAATGTTAACATAGATAACATTTCTAAATATTTTAGTGAATTAGAGAATTATCCTTTAATAAATTCTCATATTCATGACAAATTACTTGCTAACGATATTTTTCCTAGTAGAGAGTGGATCTGTCCAATAGATATTTTATCAGAAGAAACTGGTGTTCCTATAATAATATTTCCAAGAAGAAAAACAAATGTTATGCTTTTTGATAGTAATAGCAAATGGTTTTTTAATGAGCAAATGGAATTATACAATAAATATAAAAACACTAGACCTGGTATTTTTAGATTGCACGATGAGGATTCTGCAAATTTACTTTTATCTAAATATAATTTGAAAAAGTGTTTGCCTGTTGTAGATATGGAAGAATCATCTTATATTGATATGAATAAATTTACATCTTATTCATATAATTTAAGTAATATTTCATCTCATGTTGTGTTACCTAAAAATAAGAATGAAGTGTTTATTTTTCACGGATTTAAAGTTAAAGATCCTAATTTTAAAAATGAAATTAACGAAAATCATTTACCACATGTTATGGAACATGATAGAATAACAATAAGTTATGAGAATAACACTTTATTATTTAAAAAATATGGTTTTTTTGTGGATAAAAAAATATCATCTATTGTTCATTTTAAAATTAAAAAATTAAATGGTGAAATGATATTTGAACTTAATAATCAAGAGATATATAGATATTGGGTATTTTATATTAGTAATTTTTATTTAAAAAATGGTGAATATTTGATTCAAATAGAAAATGATTCTAATGATATTATTTTCAATAAAATAATTAATATAGCATGAAAATATGGGTTGCAGTACATATGTTATCTTAACATTGATGAAGACCATAATAAAAAAAATATAATTATATGATAGAATTTATAAAAATTGAAGATAATAGAATTTATTATAAAAATAATACTGATAAGAATTATTCAGTCACAATTGAAGTTTATGATAATTATACTAGAGGTTTTATGTTTTTTAATGAATTAGAATTAAATGCAGGAGATCAATATTTTACTTATATACCATATATTTGGAATATTTGTGAAATTTTCATTTATGATAATTCAAATAATGAATTATTATTTAATTATAAGATAAGAGGAACTAAAAAATTAAATTTATATGATGATTATGGTTATCTTTTAAGGCTTTTTGATATTTATAAGAATAAAAAAATACAAGAAAGTTTAAATCACGTAATAGGTGAACATTTTTATAGAAGAGAGTATTCAGATTTTGTTGATGTTGAAGAAGGTGATGTTATTTTTGATATTGGATTTAATTATGGTATATTTTCATTATCTGTTGTTGATAAATCAAGCAAGATTTATGGATTTGAGCCTAATATAGAAATTTATAATAAAGTGAAAGATATTTATCCAGAACAAGATAAAGTTAAACTATTTAATTTTGCTGTTTCAGATGAAAATAAAAAAGTCATATTTTACTCCACTGAAGATACAGTCTGTTCTACTATTACAGAAAAATTAGATAATTCTAAACAATATGAAGTACAATGCATAAATATTTATGATTTTATTTTAGAAAATAATATTGAAAAAATAGATTTTTTGAAAATTGATTGTGAAGGAGAAGAATATAAAATATTTGAATCTATACCAGATGACTTTTTTTTAAAAATAAGAAAAATAATATTAGAGTTTCATTGGAATGACGGTGAAAAAATTTTTATAATTACAGATAAATTAAATAGATTAGATTTTGATTGGGTTTTTTCTAATGGAGTAAATTATGAATCTAGTGGCGGTTTAATTTTTGCTAAAAAAAATTAAATAATGATAAATACTGTAAATAGATTAAGAAAATTAAAAAATGATGGTTTTATACCAAAAAGATTTTTGGATATAGGTGCACATTTTGGCTCATATTCTAAAATGATAAAAGAAATTTGGTCTGATGTTGATGTATTTATGATTGAAGCAAATCCTAATAATGAAGAAAATTTGAAGAAATCTGGGTTTAATTATATTATATCTTTATTGACAGATAAGAAAGCTGAAATATTTGATTTTTATATAAACAAATTAGATATAAATTCAACTGGTTGCTCTATTTATAGGGAAAATACACATCATTTTTCAGATGAAAATTTGGAAGTAATAAAATTGAAATCAAATACATTAGATGATTTGTTTATAGATCAAAAATTTGATTTGATAAAAATAGATACACAAGGTTCAGAGTTAGATATATTAAAAGGAGGTTTAAATTTAGTAAAAAGATGTCAATATATTATATTAGAAACTTCTCTTATTAATTATAATTTTGATGCTCCTTTAATAGATGATGTGTTGAATTTTATGAAATCTATTAACTATAAAATGATTGATATAGTAGAATTACATTATATTGATAATAAGTTAATACAAATTGATATTCTTTTTGAGAATAAAATAGAAAATAAGAAAAAAAATATGATAACAACAATTTTTCAATCTGATAAAAATTATAAAGAAAAAGATTTCTTTTTAAAAAGAAACATTAAAAATTTAGAATTAAATGATAATAATTATAAATTTTGTATAGATGATGAAGATTGGGGAGGTTATGTTCCTTTAAAAATAATAAAATTGTTGGATATATTAAAAGAATATCCAGATGATGAAATAATTATGTATATTGATGCATTAGATACATTAGTAGTGGCATCTGATGAAGAAATAGAAGAGAAATTTCTTAAATTTAATGTTGATGTATTATATTCAACTGAAAGAGGTTGTTGGCCAGATGGTGATCTACGTAGATATTTCGAAGATAAATATTTTTTAAATTCTGGAACTATAATATTTAAGAATAAGAAATACCAAGAAATACTTGAAGTTTTGAAAATTTTATATAATGAAAGATTAAAATTTAGTTGTGATCAGTATTATCATACAGTTTTTAAAGTAATAAACTCTATTGATGTTAAGATTGGATTAGATAAAAATAAGGAAATTTTTCAATGTTTATTTGGTGAAAATTTAAATAATTTTGAAAAAATAAATAATAGATTTAAAAACAAAATAACCAACACTTTACCTTGTGTTTTTCATGGAAATGGTACTGATGGTAAAGAAAAATTAGGAATATTATTTGGTTATAATGATATAAAAATTTCTTTTTTGGGATTTACTAATAATAGAATGGGTATTAATTTTATGAATTCCTCACATATATATGAAGATATTAATGTTTATGCTGAAATTAAAAATAAATTGGGTAGAAATGTTTATTCAACAAAAATTGCTTTACCATACAATGTGAGTATGTTCATTAGTGCTGAAATTAAAGATGATTATACATTTACTATTTATGATTTAAATAATAATATTCTTTTAAGAGAGAAAAATTATTAATAATTATTTATATATACTTTAAAAATAAATATTTATATGATAACAAAATATTTAGAATTCTTGAATGAAAGAAATAGTCAAAAGACAGAAGAAATTCAAAATAAGATTAATAGATTATTTACAGAAAATCCTGAGATTAAACCCAATATAAAAGGATTATATTCAAATTCGGACGTTATTAAGTATGTTAAAGAATCACCAATGGTAGTAGATAGAGTGTTTTTTGATATGAGATCCAAAAATGATAAAATAAAATCAATTAGTGTCAGAGATTCTAAACATAAAACGAGCAATGTCTATTATTATAATTCAGATAATATAACAGAAAAAGACATTGAGAAATATAAAAAATTATTAATAGAATTTCATAAGAAATAAAAAAAAACTCCTGATTTCTCAGGAGTTTTTTATTTACAATAATTTATTAGCATAATCTGCCAATTCTGATCTTTCCCCTTTTTCCAATGTTACGTGAGCATATAAATTTACGTTTTTCATTTTATCAATCATGTGGGATAAACCATTACTTTGTGCATCAAGATAAGGTGTGTCTATTTGATGTATATCACCTGTGAATACAATTTTTGTTCCTTCTCCAGCTCTGGTTATAATGGTCTTTATTTCGTGTGGTGTTAAATTTTGAGCTTCGTCAATTATAAATAAGATATTTGAGATACTTCTTCCTCTTATATAAGCTAATGTTGTTATTACTAGTTTTTCATCTTTAACACATTCATTTATAAATTTGTATTCTTTGTCTGATTGACTAAATTGACTTTGAATAAATTTAAGATTGTCCCAGAGTGGTTCCATATAAGGAGAAATTTTAGCATCAATATCTCCAGGTAAAAATCCTAATTCTTTGTTACTTAAAGGTACAATTGGTCTGGCAAGATATATTTGTTTGAATTTTCTTTTTTGCTCTACAGAACCAGCCAATGCTATTAAAGTTTTACCTGTACCTGCGACTCCTTGTAATGATACTAATTTAATATCATCATTTAAAAGTGCATGTAATGCAAATACTTGCTCAGAATTTCTTGGTGTAATTTTATAACAAGTTTGCTTATTTATTCTTTCTACTTTTTGATCTTTTGCACTAAAATATGCAAGAACTGAAGAACTATTATTTCTAATAATTAGATATTGATTAGAATTTTTATTTTCGAGATTTATTTCTTCAGGAGAGCAAAAACCTTCTTTGTATAATTTATCTACGATCTCCACATTTGCATCATCAATTATTACTCTACCAGTAAAAAGTTCAGAAGTATTTTTGACTTTACCAGTTAAATAATCATCAGAATTAATATTTAGTGATTTGGCTTTTAATCTTAAATTAATGTCTTTTGAAACAAGCGTGACAATTTTATTTGGATTCTCTGCGATTAGTGTTAGTGTTGCATTTAAAATGCGATGATCTGCTTTGTTGTCTTGAAAGATTTTAATAGCATCTAATTCTAAATCTGCACTTTCTTGCATGATTACTTTGAATCTACCTTTATTTTTATTTATTGGTGTCCATTCTTTTAATGTGTTTTTTGTTGCTATTTTATCTATACATCTTATGAATTCTCTTGCTTCATAATTTTTTGTATCATTTCCTTTTTTAAAATTATCTAATTCCTCAAATACTGTAATAGGAATAGCTACATCATTATCTTCAAAATTAAAAATTGAATTGTGATCATATAAAATTACCGACGTATCGATAACAAAAATCTTTTTTGTTTTTGACATATTTTAATTAGTTTTTTTTATTATATATTTTGTAGGTGTGGTCATACTCATTTTTATCATCTTTCTCTTTATATTCTTCTGAAATTAACTCCCATTCATCTTTATTTAGTTCAGGGAAGGAAGTATCACCATCTATTTTAATATGTACTTCTGTTAAATATACGGAATCTGCAATTTTTAGAAATTGTTTATAAATGGAACCACCACCAATGATAAATACCTCATCACTTTTTGATTTTGCAATTTGTAATGATTCTTCTATACTGTAAGCTGTAATTATATTTGGTGCTGAAAATTTCTTATCATCTGTTAGAACTATATTTGTTCTATTTGGTAACGCTCCATTTGGTAATGATTCAAAAGTTTTTTGACCCATTATAACAGGATGTCCTGTTGTTATTTTTTTGAATCTTTGTAGGTCACTTTTTAGATTCCATAAGAGTTTATTATCTTTACCAATAGCTAAATTTTCAGAAACTGAAACAATGATGCTTATTTTCATAAATAATAATTTATTTTTATATAAATTATATTTATAAAAATAATAAAGTTTACTTTTTGAGATTTAATAGTTTGTTTTTTCTTATTTTTAGTAATTTATTTTTTCTTATAGTTTTCATAAATTCTAGTTCTAATTCATTTTGAATATCATATAATTCTCTGGTTTGTTTCAGGATCAGCAACATCGGTGAAGTATTTCTTCCCATCGGCTGCCAGCAATTTCAGTCGGTTACATTTTGTAACCGACTCACTGCCTTCCTTGCTCAATCTGTTTTTCAATACTTTTTTTTAAAAAAGTAATTTTTTTATTTAATATATAAAGATGTCAAAAATATAAATATTTTAGGATAAAAAAATTTATATATATACTATAAAAAATAATTGTAAGAAAATGACAAAAAATATTTTAAGTTTAGATGATTTCAAAAGCAAGAAATCAGCAGTAGTTGAAAAAACTGAAAATGTAAAAAATACTGAACAACTAAATGAAATGGTTGATGCTATTGATGATTTCTATAGAGTTTCAGATGATTTTGAAGTTCCTAAATCATTAATTAGTTCATTTATCAAAAAAGTTAAAGAAAGTACAGGTAAGGATCTTAAAACCAGCATGGGTGAAATGAGATTAGCTGAAATATTAGTTAAATGGTTATTTAATAACTATTTGAATATTGAGAATTTACCAGTTGATATTGTTACTGGTACCGATAAAGCGCCAGTTCAAGCACAGGCACAAATTCAAGAAGAGCCTTTAGAACCACAAGCACAAGCTCAGGTACAGGCTCAACCACAAGCACAAGCTCAGGTACAGTCTCAAGCACAAGCTCAGGTACAGGCTCAACCACAAGCACAAGCTCAAACAGCAGCTGCACAAATACCTGCACAAGAAATCTAGAAAAGAAGAAATTGATAAATTAGAAAATCCGGTCTATGCCGGATTTTTTTTAAAAATGACTTTTAATATTTAATATATAAGAAAAATAAACAGAAGTTATGCCACTTAAAAAATTTACGGAAGTAAAAGAAGATTTATTATTATCTAAAGATGATGATGTTAATATTGAAATATTAGAAGAAAGAATAATTAAATTTAATAATTTTAAATTGAGTGATATATTAGAAACTTTGAAAACTAAGTATTCTGATACAGACTATTTTATTAGAAAAAAAGATAATGATTTACATATTGTTAAATATAACGAAAACCTTAAATTAGATGTAAATCAATTTGTTAATAGTTTACTCAAAGTTTATTCTACAAAACCAGAATTAAAAAAAATTCTAGAAGGTATCAAAGTTAAAGGTAATATGAATTTTTGTATCATAGAAAATTTGAAATATAGTGATAAAGTTGTTAATGATTTATCTAAATTGCTTGCTAGTAAAAAAAATATTTATATATAGTGTATGAAATTAAGTGAATATGCTAAAAAAAATAATTTGACTTACCAATCCGCATTAAGACATTGGAAAAATGGACTTTTAAATGGAAAAC